TCCGCCTCGGTCTTGGCGGCTTTCTTGATCCCCTCGATGTCCTTGGTGACATCGGCCTTCGACGGCAGATCCATCTGGGCGATTTCCAGCAGATCATCCTTGCTGAAGTTGTCGCACACGATCTCGACAGCGATGCGCGCGGTGTCACGAGACACGCGGACTACCTCGTCCACCTTGTCACGAACCCGCACGCTGCCGTACTGGCTCTTGAGGCGTTGAGCGCCAAGGGTCTCTTCCGCCTCGGTCTCGCCGCGCATGATGTCCGATATGCCAGACAGGCGATCGAAGTCGGCGAACAGCTGGTTGCGGGCCTCGATAAGGCCTTGGATGGCGGTGGCGATCTCTACAAGCGGCAGCCACTGCACGAAATTGCCAGCGCCGCCGCTTGCCATCAGGGCAGCGCCAGGCACCGGCACGATCGTCATTGCCTCAGTGCTGGATAGGGCCACCTGCACGGCCTCGGCCACATCGCCGCCACCTGCGACCAGACCCATCATGCGGATCTGCTGCAACAGCGTGTAGATCTTGTCGGTGCAGGTGTTGATCTGCCCGATGTGCTGCTCATAGCGGCGGTAATCGGGGATCGGCACCAACGTGCGCCGACGCACCGTTCCATAAGCTGGGCGGGGGCTCGAGAAGAAGTCCCGCGTGGTGATGAACGGCTCGCTCTCGTCGAGCATCACGTCCACGCCCTCAGTGACCCAGTACACCCGATTGTCGGTCTTGCTCCAGACCTCCCACACCGGCGCCTTGGTCACCTCGCTGCGGTTGCCCTCGTCATCATTGGCGGTTCGCGAGACGAACCCGGCTTGCTTGTATGCATCGCCGGAATGCTTACCGAACCGCTCCTTCATCTCGGGCTCGGTCAACCAGGCGCAGAATGCTTCCCAGCCCATCTCGCGCCAGTAACGCACCGGATCATGGCGATAGTCGAGCCGATCAACATGATCGACGCAGACGTGCTTGTCGCCGTCCTTGCTCTCGTATGTGACCCGAAGGACGCCGCGATTGAGAAGCGCTAGATCGTCCCGCAAGTCCTTCAGGTGCGTGTCGATGTTGGACCGTTCGAACTCGCTGTTCACGACGCGCTCGATGATTTCAGCAGCTACCTTGTCGGCAGGCGATGCGTCGGAGTAGCGGGGCTTGGCAACTACCTTGGGAGGCTTGGCGTAGATCGCCGGCTTAAGCACCTCCATAGACGCCCAGAACGTGTCATAGGCGTTGTCAGACATGCCTAGATCGCTGACACGACCATCCAGCACCAGCTTGGCCGAATAGATGCTGTCGATGCGGTTGCACTCATCGTGATAGGCGCGAAAGGCCTTCTCGGACTGGCGCAGGGCATCCAGCACGGGGCCGCTGTTGTTCGGCTCTGCCTTGTCCTTGAGCGATGCGCCACGCTCGTCTTGAAGGTATGGAGCGTCAGTCATGCGAGCGCCGGCACAGCAACACGGCCAAGGTTGGCGTATGCGCCTTCCTCGATCTTGGGCGTGACTTTCTCAGGCTTCACGTACGCCTTGCGCCAAGTCATCGAAAGGTAGCGAAACGCGTCTGCCAAGTGCGAGGCCCAATTGTGCAGCGGGTTCGCCTTGAACATCTTCTTGTCGTCGTCCCACTCGCGCTGGTACATTTCGAGGGCGGCGATACCCAATTCTTCGCAGCGCTCATGAAATACACACAGGGGCAGGGTGCGGCGTGCAGCGTTGATGCCGTCCAGCAGGCCAGCTTGTGGCACCACTTCGGGCTTCAGGCCCATCGACTGCATGGTCTCGACACGGGTGCGGCCTGTGCCCCACTCCTTCACACGGGCATCATGCGGCACGTAGTCGGTGCCGTGCTGCCAATTGCGCTCAGCGTACAGCTTCTCAATGTGGTCGGCATAGTGATCCACGCCAACACCGTTGGTTGTGTAGCAATCCAGGATGAAGAGCTGAGCTCCCACCACTTGGAAGAACCATATGGACGTGTCATCGCGAACGCCGATGTCCCAAGCGCGATGGACGGGCAGATCCTCGATCGCGTCAAGGTCGGGCACTATGCGGCCCTCTGCTCGAACCGCCGACATCTCGCGGCCATAGAAAGCGCCAAGGATGGCCGCATTGAAGCTGCAGAGGTATTCCTGCTCGAACTGAGCGCGCCCCATGTCCTCGCCGTACAAGGCGATGTACTCGGCCAGGCTTTCCTCAATCTGCTCAGCAGACAGGGCGCCGGTGGAATGCACGTCGCTGATCTCGGCAAACCACTTGGGATTGTTCTTCGCCATGTCGTACATGGACTTGGCGTGGTTGCGCCCGCGCGGCGTGGTAATGAACATGGCCCAGCCATTGTTCTCTTCCAGCATCGGGCGATGGTATGCCCAAGCCGATGGGTTCGCGAGCGCCCACTCGGAATAGGTGATACCGGCCACACCAGCGCCAACCGTGGCATCGTAGCGATCGGAGCCAATCATCTGCCACGTCGATCCGCACTTGAGACGCACGAACATCTCGTTGTCGTTCATGCTGTCGATGATCTCGGGGGGGAATGCCTCGAACAGCCGCCGTTTGCCGGTGTGTGCGTTGACGCCGCTCCATAGCGCCTTACGGGCTTGGCCATACTCAGGAAGGCAGTGCCAGTACGAGCCGACGCGGCGATGGGCCAACTCGCACGTGACCTGCAGTGCCATCTCATCCTTGCCCCAGCGGCGATGGGCAATCTCGATTGCTCGCGCGCCAGGCGTGTTGAGCATGTAGCTGTGCAAAGGCTGCTGATACCAGCGGACGCGGCGCTCAATCTGCATCGGGAACCCTGTCCGGCTTGGCCTCGACGGTGGTAAGAAACACAATGGACGTGCCGTCAGGGTTGGCATGCGTATGATCGATCTTGTCGCCATACTTTTTCGGGGCAAGACGTGCCGCCATCCACTTGCGTGTATCAAGCCGAAGTCGCGTGCGTTGAACGTGCTCCCCGTTTAGCTCCCAACCGTCCCCCTTATCAGACTTGCGCTCCATGAAATCATTTGATGCATCGTCTGCAATATCGAGCATCTCGTCGAACAAAGCATCTGCTTGCGATGCCCTCGCGTGCGCGTACTGCTCCCTAAATGAAGCGTACTGCTCATCGGCTAACCAACGGAATACCATCGATTGGCTGGGCATATCATCATCGAGACAAATAGAACGGAGCGAACGTGCATCCGCTAAGCCTGCGCAAATCGCGTCAGCTATGTCTTGAGTAAAAGCGGAAGGGCGGCCAACCATGGCAGTCCATCTACACCTTATCGAAACGGTTCGGCATATGACATAAATCGAATTGTCAACGAGCCAGCGATAGCCTTGGCAAAGCTCGAAACACCGTGCGAATGGGCACATGCAGTTCGCGCGCAATACGGGACTTATTCACCCGCTCTCCATTCTCGCGCATCTCCGCCGCTCGCATAACGATGCGCTGACGCTGAATGGCTGGTCTACCTCGGGCCATGCTATCCCTCCTTCAGCTTGCGTATCTGTGAGGCGATGACATAGGCCACTACGCCAGCGTGCCGGTTCGCATCCGCCACCTCAGCCGCCTCATCGAGCGCTCTCTCGCGGGCTGCTTGGCGGATCCCTGAAGCGAACCGATCGATCAGAACGGAAGCGTTGCCGCAGCCTTGATTTCCCAGGACGATAGCGTCAGCCAGCGCGCACACTTCCGGATCCGTGACAGCATCGATGTCTTCATTCGTGATCTCGCTCACCGCTTGTCCCCTTGATCTTTGGTGGTGGGTGGTTCGGGGAGGAAGGCGCTGGCTATCCAGTCCAGCAGGCGTTCCAGATCGCGCAGATCCAGGATAGCGCCGCCGATAGCGAGGCGTGGTGGATCATTGTCGGGATGCGAGCATTCCAGCATCACGTTGAAGGCCCAAGCGCGCAAAGGCTCATGCAGCTCAGCAGGTAGCTCAGCCATGGTGTGGGGTGCTTTCGTTGGGGGTGGTGGGATCGTCGAATGTGACGTGCTCGGGCTTGTCGAAAGCCAACACACCGATCATCAGCCGATTGCCGAAGAACAGCCCACCCCAGAACTTGATAGGGTGCATGCGATAGGCCCGACGTCCAACGAGTGCGCTTTCCCGGGCAGCCAAGGAGAGCGGTATAAGTGGGCGGCGGCAGCGGAATGATGGACGCACGCAGTTCGTAAGCCAGTCTTCCAGGAAGATCAGCAGCGCTCCAAATGCAAGCACGCCAGCAAGCAGCAGGAGTCCCGCGAAGGCGACGAGTGCATTCGGCGCAGCACCATCCACCAAGATCGGCAGCGACACGCCCAGGCCAGTGACGGCAACAGCAACGATCAAGCCTACTCGGCCCCAGCGATATGCACTCACGCCGTCTCTCCTCTTGTGGTCAGGCCTGCTTGGGTGGTGGAGAAGGTGGCGAGGGCGGTGTTCAGGTCAGGATACCGGCCATCGCGAAAGTTCTGCTCAAGGGCGGCTCTGGAGGCACCGTTCGCCACGTCGCCAAGGAAGCGACCGTTTCCTTGGCCTATGGTGCGGTCGATTTGGCCGCGCTTAGAACGAGGCGCGTTGACGCCGCCGAACAGGTCATCCTGCATGGCTGTTCCGTCCTTTATTTAAGGGTGTTCCTTCGTTTGGCGCGAAGGTCGGAACGGCAAAAAGGCCAGCTTTCCTGCGGGTCTCAGGGGCCGTTCCTACCGTCCCTTCCACTGTGCCTATATTCCGGCAGTGGAAACGCAGCGCCGTGCTGCTGCTACCTACCTTTATAAATATACTGATATAGGTAGGAACAGTAGGAACAGGGGCCTCAAACCCGCAGCCAGAGCCAGTTTGAGCGTTCCGACCCTCGTAGGAACGGAAGGTACAGCTGGGAACGGAAATCATGCCCGCACCTCTGGGCGTTTCCAGCACCAGAGCGGGGGCGAGCCCTTCGCTATGCGCCTCTTGGCGCGCTCCCATCCGCGCTTGGCGAGGTGGTTGGCGACACGCATCTCATCGATCTTGTTCTGGCGATCCATGGGCATCTTGAGCGCTTCGCTCATGATCATGCCAACGGTCAGATAATCGATCATCCTGATCTCAGGATCATCAAGCCAACGATCAATGTACTCGGCCCAGGCGTCCTGCTCAGCGCGATCGCCCTGGATGGCCTCAGACTTGGCCACATGCTCGACATCGGTCAGCCACCAGGCTTCCCCGGCGCGATAACGGTGCACTGCCTCGGCCCAAAGATGATCCCGAGCGGCCGCGATCGCCGCGACATCCACGTCACCGCACGGCACCGGCCAGAACCGGCGGTTGCCAGTCGCGTCCTTGAGATACTGATGCTCGTTGGTGGTGCCGATGAACACGCAGCGGCGAGGACGATCGACGGTAGAACGGCCATGCACCGGTCGATACTGGTCGACGGTCTCGGTGATGAAC